AACTTAAAGATCTAGGATTAACGGACGCCGAGATAAAAGCACTGACAGGAGCATAATAAATGGCTTTTGGAATAACTACATTTGCAGAAGCTCCTTTTGCAGCTACGGGTTCATCGAACGCAACTGCAGCAGTTACAGGTATAAGTTTAGCTTCTAGTATAGGAGCAATACAATCTGTAACAGGAGATGCAAATATCAATGTTACAGGTGTTCAATTAACAGGTTCTTTAGGTAATTCCACAATAGACTTAAATACAATTGTAAGTGTAACAGGCTCACAATTAACAATGACACTAGGAGAAGAAACTCCTTTAGCAAACGCAACTGTATCAGTTACAGGATCACAATTAACTTCTACACTTGGTACTTTCTCAGTTACCGCTGACGGTAATGTTAATATAGTAGTTACCGAGCATGATATGTCTACGGCCACAGGGTCAGTTACTGTAATTGGTGATGCAAACGTAGATGTTACTGGAGTTTCAGCGACAATGACTGTTGGTAATGAAACGATTGATGTAAATACACCAGTCGATGTTACAGGCGTTTCAATGTCTACTTCAATAGGCGGTGTTACAATTGATTTAAACACACCTGTAAATATAACTGGAATTGAATTAACCACTGTAATTAATACACCACTAATAACAGCATGGTCTAATGTAGATCCAGGAGTTTCTAATACTTGGACTGAAGTAAGTAAGGGAGTTTCTAACACTTGGACAGAGGTTGATATAGCAGCATAGAAAGGATATAATACTCGCATGGCTTCAACATTTTCGACAGATCTTAAATTAGAACTTATGGCTACTGGTGAAAACGCTGGTACATGGGGAACTAAAACAAATACAAATTTAAACTTAATACAACAAGCAATTGCGGGTTTTGAACAAATAACATTATCTTCTGGGGGCACTACTGCACTTGTAATGAGTAACGCATCTCTTTCCAATGCTAGAAATATGATAATTAAGTTTGCAACTATCACTGCTGGTGCAAGCACAGTGTGTACCATACCCGATAGTATAGAAAAATTTTATATATTTGATTGTACAGGGGTTACTAATCCAACTAATTTGACTATTAAAACAGCAAGTGGAACAGGATTTAGTCCCGATGCGCAAAAAATATACGCAGCTTATTCAGACGGTACAAATTTAAATGAAGTATCTTTAGATACTTTAGGTGGTACAGTTGGAACGGCACAAATCGCTGACGATGCAGTGACCAACGCCAAAGTTGCGGATGATGCTGTGAACACAGCCCAACTTGTTGACGACGCTGTGACCAACGCTAAAGTAGCAGACGATGCTGTGAACACATCTCAAATTGTGAACGATGCAGTCACCGCTTCCAAACTTGCAAGAAAATTTACAATAAGCACATCTTCACCGTCTGGAGGGAATGATGGAGACATCTGGCTTCAATATTCATAATGTATGAGTTTAGGAACATTTGTAAAAGTTAGTGGTGTTTGGAAAAGAGCAAATAGAATTTACAGTAAAGTTTCAGGGACTTGGCAAGAAATTATAAACGGATATGCGAAAGCTTCAGGGACTTATGAATTAGTCCATGTTGCTTACGCTGCATCTAGTTATGTCACAGTTGGTGCAGGTTCAGGTTCAATATCAGTTCCATCACAAGCAAATGCAATACATTTTCAATATGGTGTTGGTGGAGGAGGCGGTGCCACAGGCGGTATAAGTTATGATAAAGCAGGTGGAGAATCTTCTGGAGCTGCAGGGGGATCAGCTGGATATATTTCAGATGTAATTTACAGTGTATCAGGAGGATCAAGTTATTCTTATTCTATAGCATCAGGAGGTAACGCAGGAAATCAATCATCTAATTTTGGTCATCCTAAAATTGGATCAGGAGGAGGAACCACATCAGTAACAGGGTTATTTTCATTATCAGGTGGTGGGGGAGCTTCTCTTACAGGAGGTGGAGTACAAGGGCCATTAGCAAGTGGGTCTGGAGGATCGGCTGGTTCTTTTTCTAATTCTGGTACTAGAATTACATCAGGTCAGTATTTAGATAGTAGCTTTAATTTACAAACTGTTGGATCTACTTCTGATTTAACAAACGGCCCAAGAGGGACTTTTAACCAAGCAGCAAACGGAAGCGCAGGAGGTTGGAATGGTAACTGTGGTGGAGACAATTGTAGAATAGGCGGTACTACAGGAGCATCTTCCTATGGAGGCGCACATTCAGGTGGTTCTGGAGGAAGTTCTTCAGGAGGTGGAACTTCAGGTGGACATGGTACTCGTGGTGCTGGTGGCGGAGGTGGAGCTGCACAAGTAACAGGTGGTGGTGCTACAAGCGGTGGTAATGGTGGACAGGGAGAATTTAAATATAGATTTTTAAATGTATTCTAGTGTTTCTTCAACCACAAAAAATTATATTCAATTCAATACTACAAAGATATAAATTAAAAGATATTAAACCTAATCAATCTAATAATAACCAAGAACTTATAGATCAATTAGAAATTGATATAAAATTAAATGGTTTATTGTGTCCATTAGTTATTAATAATGGCGTGTTAATTGATGGTCATCATAGATATGAAGCTATAAAAGATTTTTGTACAGAAACACTTGTTTATGTGGTAAAGGATAAGGATATGGAAAAACTATTATCAAAACTTAATAGCTATATTTGGTTTGATAATATAGGTACATTAAATGGAAGCTAGTTTTACTAAATGGTTTGGTGAACCTATTTATATTTCCAAAGTAAAATATTTTAAAGAAATAAATAAAAAAATTGTTCCTTTAATAGAAAAAAATATAATTCCTACGAATTCTCAATATGCAAGAACAACAGATGTTAAGCCTAAAGAGCTTCAAAGTATTGATGATAATTTACATCTTAAAGAAGATTTTGAAATTTTATATACCGAAGTAAGAAAACATATTTTAGAATATCTTGAAATACAAAAATATAATTTAAATGTTTTTGATATTTACATCCTTAAATCTTGGGCAACTTACTCATTGAATAATCAGTTACTACACATGCATAAACACATGGCTAGTCATTTTAGTTTTGTGTATTATCCAAAAGCAGATAAACAAGGTAATTTAAGATTTGTATCAAATACTGGTCATGATACACATATGTACATACCTTCAAGGGAAGAGTACTTCACAAAGTTTGATGAAACTAATTTTTCAACTACAGTTTATCCTGCTGAGACAGGTAATATTATTATATTTCCAAGTAAGATATTTCATGAAACAGAAGTCAATAAAACCAACACTCCTAGGATATCTATTTCTGGTGATATTCTAATAACTATGAAACCAGATATTAAATCTGAGCACTGCTTTCCCTCACCGTCTACTTGGAAGAAACTATAAAATGGTGTAAAATACATTATGCCTTTAACAAATGTTCGAATAACACCAGGACTTAATAAATCAGATACACCTTCAGGTGCTGAGGGTCAATGGATAGATAGTGATTTTGTTAGATTTAGATATGGTCAACCAGAAAAAATTGGAGGATTTGAAGCAATTGGACAGGCTACTATTTCTGGTCCTGCTAGAGCGCAACATTGTTGGAATGATCTAGAAGGTAGAAAGTATGCTTCATTAGGAACTTCCAAAGCATTATACATTTATTACGAAGATGCTTTCTATGATATTACACCTTTAGCAACAGCTATTACAGGAGCTACATTTACATCAACGGCAAGTTCAAGCACAATAACAGTTAATAAAAATTCACATGCCTTAGATGTGGGTGAGTATATTACTTTTACATCTGTAACAATACCAGGGTCGTCTTCTTTCGTAGATACAGATTTCACAAATTTTACTTTCGAAATATTAACAACTACTACAAATTCTTTTACAATAACTATGCAAACCACTGAAACAGGAACACCAATGACGGCCGCTGGATCCGCTAGTATAAACCCCTATGAAGAAATAGGCCCTACGATTCAAACATATGGTTATGGTTGGGGAACGAGTACATGGGGAACAGTTGGTTGGGGTAATCAAACTACATCAAGCCAAGTTGTTCTTGACCCTGGATCATGGTCATTAGATAATTTTGGACAAATATTGATTGCAACAATTAAAGATGGTAAAACATTTACTTGGAACGCTGGTGCTGCCAGTCCTTTACAAACAAGAGCAGTATTAATGACAGGAGCTCCAACTGCTTCTAGACTTACAATTGTTTCGGATAGAGATAGACACGTAGTTCACTTCGGAACTGAAACAACGATTGGAAGCATAGCTACACAAGATCCTATGTTTATAAGATTTTCAAATCAAGAAGATTTTAACACGTATCTACCTACTTCAACAAATACTGCTGGTACTTTTAGATTAGACACAGGTAATAAAATTGTAGCTGCAGTATCTGGTAAAGATTACAACTTAATTTTGACTGATACTGCTGCATACGTCATGCAGTTCGTGGGTCCACCTTTTACATTTTCTATTAGACAAGTAGGTTCTAACTGTGGATGCATTGGACAGCACGCTGTAGTATATGCAGATGGTCAAGTATTCTGGATGGGAACAGGTGGAGGTTTTTTTAAATACGACGGTACAGTAAAACTACTACCATCTTTAGTTGAAGACTTTGTTTTTACTACAACTGGAGACAATATAGGTGTAAATTATTCATCTAATGAGATTATATATGCATCACACAATTCTTTATTTAATGAGATAATATGGTTTTATCCAGCAGGTAAACCTTTAACAAACCCAGCTGTTCAGAATAATAGATCTGTGGTTTATAATTATGTAGAGAATACTTGGTCAATTATGACGTTAGCTAGAAGCAGCTACCACGACGCATCTACATATGACTTACCTTACGCAACAGAATACGATTCAACTGCAACTCCTACTTTTACAGGTTTAAGTGGGGCTACAAATACTTTTGGTGCAACTAAATATTTTGCACAAGAAACTGGAACAAATATTGTAGATTTAAACGGAACAGAAAGTCCAATTGCAGCATTTATACAGTCAGGTGATTTTGATTTACCACAAGAAGGTGATGGTCAATTTTTATTAAGAATAAGTAGATTTCTCCCTGATTTCAAAAATTTGCAAGGTAATGCAGTTATAACAATAAACTTGAAAGATTTTCCAATTGATGCGAACGCTTCTTCTTCTTTAGGGCCTTTTACTATCAATTCGACTACACAAAAAATTGATACTAGAGCTAGAGGTAGATTAGCAAATTTAAAAATAGAAAACACTGCAAACAATGAAACGTGGAGATTCGGAACTTTTAGAGCAGATGTAAATGTGGATGGAAGAAGATAATGGCAAAAATAAACGTATATGTCCCTGAACCTCCTAAAGAGTATACGGAAGAAGGATTTAGACAAATTAACCAAGCAATAGCAACAGTGGAGAACCAATTAAATACATCTTATCAAACGGACTTGAAAAATGAACAAGATTCCTTTAATTATTTTATGTCATGACAATTAGATACAAAAGCGATACATTTAATTTAACAACAACTAACGCAACTGCAGTTTTAACATGTCCTTCAGATGCTACTGTTTTAGTAAAATTAGTTCAAGCTACCCACAACACTGCATCAAATGTAGATACAGATTTAATTTTACAAAAATCAGGTGGATCTGATGTAATAATATCTCACGCTACTTTAAATAAAAGTACAACTAATTTAGTAGAAGAGGTATTAAGTCTTGAAGCAAGTGACATTTTAAAAGTTCAAGCTGATTCGGCAAATGAAATTACTGGTGTTGTAAGTTATGCACTAATAGATAGATCTCAAGAAAATGGCTAGACAAAAATTTGTAAGTTTTACTCCTAGACCTAAACCTAGAAAGAGACCTCGTACCCATAAGAAGAGACTTAACAAAAATGAAAAAAGAGACTATAAACCTTATAATAGACAAGGAAGGAAACAATGAGTGAAGATATAATCAGAATACCTGCTCAGGCAAAAGAAATTGTAAAAAACAAAAGAACAGGTAAAATTTATGATACCAAAGCTGATTTTGATGTTGATGTTGCTGATCCCAATACTGATACTATTGAAGATGATTTTCAACAAGACCTCGAAATAACTGTTGCATCTTTAGAAGTATTTGGTAAAACCAAAGAATGAACCCACAAGGTGGAACCGAATTACAACATGAGTTTTTAGATCAATTTGCGGATAAGAAACTATTAGATCAAGTACAAATTACAACTTCTGTTCCTGAAAAAATACCTCTTCATCCTACTAAACCAAATATACTTTGGCAAAAAAATTCTTACGACCAACCAAACATTGCACCTTGGTTTAGTCAAAAAACAAATCATGATAAATATGACTGGTATGTATTTAATAGTAATTGGACATATGAAAAATTTAGAATGATGTTTGATGTACCAACTGAAAAATGTCATGTAATAAAAAATGGTTGCACAAGTTTTCCAGAAAGAAAAATATATAAAAAGGGAGATCCAATAAGAATCATTCATCAAAATACACCTTGGAGAGGTCTCAGTGTATTACTTGGTGCAATGCAATTAGTAAAAAATCCATTGATTAAATTAGATGTGTATTCTTCTACAGAAGTTTATGGTGAAGAGTTTAAAGAACAAAATGATTACAGGTATGTACCATTATACAAACAAGCTTCTGAATTATCTAATGTTAATTATATTGGCTACAAACCAAATAGTTTTATTTTAGAAAATTTAAATAAATACAATATGTATGTATATCCAAGTATTTTTGAAGAAACTTCTTGTATATCTGCTATTGAGTCTTTATCTGCTGGATTATATTCAATTGTAACTAACTATGGTGCTTTGTACGAAACTTGTGCAGAATTTCCTATGTATGTAACTTATACAAAAGATTTAAAAATATTATCACAAACATTTGCAGCCGCTATAGAAATGGCTGCTAAAACACTTCATGAAAGAACTATTCAAGATAGCTTAGATATGCAACAGGCTTTTTATAAAAAATACTATAATTGGGATAAAAGAGCTATGGAATGGAATAATTTTTTACATAACGTAATAAATGCAAAAAAGTAAAAATTGGTCTAATAACGATACCTATCAAACAATAAAGGAGATAAACGTGTCCTCACAAGATCCTTCAGAACCTATTTGGTTTGAAAAAGAAAAGACAACCTCTGAAATGTTAATGGAGGGATTTAAAGAAGAACAACAAATAAAACTATGCGTAGGAACTCCTGTGCATTCAGAAGTGTCAATTCACTATGCTCAGTGTTTATTAGAAATACAAAAAGATTTTATTAAGAATGGGGATAGTGTGTCCTTTCTTATGCATAAATCATCACTAATAACTCAAGGTAGAAATCTTACGGTCGCATCATTTTTAGAAACTAAAGCAGATTATTTATTGTTTTTAGATTCTGATATTGCAATTGGTCCGCATGTAATTAGAAAAATGATTGATGCAGATAAAGATGTAATATGTGTACCTTATCCATTGAAAAGCATACAATTTGGTAAACTCAAAGAAAGATTCGAAAGAGGACTAATTAAAACAGAGGCAGATATGGAAACTGGTGCATGCACTTATCCAGTAAGATTAGAAGATGCTAGTAAAATTATAGTCAACAATGGGATTACAGAAATAACTCATGCTCCTGCTGGGTGCTTGTTAATTAAACGTTCAGTGTTTGAAAAACTAATCAAAACATATCCTGATAGAAAAATAAAACAAACATCTATAATAAATGGTAAAAGTGAAGAAAAAAATAATTACTATAATTTTTTTGACACTGTTCATGATAAGGCGACACAAACTTACATGGGTGAAGACTTTGGTTTTTGTAAACTTTGGAAAGAAGTAAATGGTAAAATATTTGCTGTTGTAGATGAATATATAATGCATGTGGGAGAGCACCAATATATTGGTAGATACATGGATGAGTTTATAAAACATGACTAAGTTATATGTAACCTCTCCAACTACTGGTCTTGTAGATATACACTACATGAAATCTATTTTTTCTTTACAAGCAGAGTGTCATAAAAGAAAAACTGGTATTACTTTACATTTACATAAAAGTTCTATTGTAACATTTGGTAGAAATGGTTGCACTGCAGGGTTTCTAAGTTCAGACTGTACCCACATGTTATTTGTAGATACTGATATACAATTCAACGAACAAGATATATTTAAGATGGTTGAAGCTGATGAAGAAGTTACTTTAATACCATATCCTATGAAGTGGATGGATTGGAAAAAGTCTAAAGAACTATTCGATAAACATAAGATACCTGTAAATAAGGGAGGGTATCACTTTCCTATTAAAGTAATGGATGAAGATAATTTTGAAAGTGTCAATGGTTGGATGGAAATAAAACGAGGGCCTGCTGGTTGTATGTTAATCAAAAGAGAAGCTTTTGAACGTATGATTAAATACTATCCAGAGCTTAAAGTAAGACAAAATCATTTAGTCAATGAAACTACTAAAAACATGGAGCATTCGTATAACTTCTGGGACACTGAATTTGTTAAAGAAACAGGTCAAATAGTTGGTGAAGACTTTGCCTTCTGTGACCGTTATAGGAAGGCAGGAGGACGTATATTCGCCCTCATAGACTCTGAAATAACGCATCATGGTAACTATCCTTTTAGAGCTAAGTTCATTGACGAATGCGCTAAAATTGAGTAAATTTACAAAAATACGTATTTATAACAGGAGCTAAAAAATATGCATCCATTAATGATGGCCGCTTTGATATCAGGAGGTGTCAATGCACTACAAGGAAAAAGGGGATCTGACCTTTTAAAAGCAACACTAAGAGACACAGCAATAGCAGCAGTAACAGGTGGCATAGGTAAACCTGGAACAGGCGAAGGTGTAAACTTGCTTGCTAAACAAGGTGCTAAAGAAGGTGCTAAACAATTAGCTACGGCTCCATCAAAAACAGCTTTGATGAAAGGTGCAGTGCAACCTGAATTATATAAAAGCGCAATAACACCTACAGCTAAAAATTTAACTATGGGTCAAAAATTAGAAAAAGCTTTTTCTGCAATTGAAAAACCATTTAGAGATCCAAAGACAGGAAACATTTCACAATTTAGAGTTGGATTAGGGTCAGCTGGTTTAGGGGGTGCTGCTTATGCTGCGGGATTGTTTGACCCTAAAGATCCACCAGATCCAAAGTATCCTGGTTTCAATAAATACTACGCAGCTAATCCAAAAATGTTTCAACCAGGTTCAGGTCAATACGGCCCTGATACAAGTAAGTATCCTGAAGGGTCACCTTATTCTGGTTTGCAAGAAGGTGGTATTGCAGATGTAGAAATGATGTCACCTGACGATGAGATGTTACAATTCGATATGCAACAACAAGCCATGGACGACGGAC